CTAGTTCACGTGTTGTTGGGTTGACTCGGAGATAACTCTGGTGCATTATTAATACATGAACGGGGCAGGAACAGCCCGCCGGGAATGGAAGGAACTGAGATGAATCATGATCTGTTTTCAGAAATTGCTATTGAAGCAACAACACCTAGAAAGAATCTTACATTTTCCACTAGCGCGGGAAATATCATTTATGCTTATCCCCTGGATGCCGATACCACAAGATGGACACTCACCCGCGGATCACAGCGTAAATCATTCATTTCACATAAGGGTGCTGATGAGATAGCAACAGTTACCAGTATGGCCATTGATTTTTTCGGCGCGAATGAGGCAGACTAATATGAAGGAAATCACAATCCGCCCTGATGAACAGTACGGTGGACACTGGATCGAGACGGGCACGAAGACTTATTATTTCTCACAGGGCACTACACTTACTCAGGTGTTTGACATGCTGGAGGATGAAGATAATGTGGGAAAATGTTAACGGAGAACTTGTCTGGATCGACAAGGAAATGGGCTGGAAAGAGAATGAGCGATACAATTCTGTTGGCAATGATCAAGTTTGTTCTTGTGGTGACGTGCGGGATCATGGTCGTAGGCTTACTGCGGGCGGGGTTGCTGTCGGTGTCGCTGGGGGTATGATTGCGGCTAAGGCTGTGCCGAAGGTTGGGGGTGTGCTGTTGTGGGTGGCTGGGATTCTCACATTGATCATGATTTTTATGTAAGGGCATATTCAGATAGACTTGAATCTAAACGGTTTTTAGTTTCTCGCTACACAGCGGCAAACAAACATACAAGAATCTTCAAGATTCAGGGCACAAGATATAATGTGTCAATTACACGAAGCACCTCATGCACATACAGTCACACACTTAGTGTTCCAGAACACACACTTAATTTTCAGGACGATGTTTCTACCCCCGACATTGTGTGTATGGCGTTGACAGATGAGAACTTTATTTTAGTTCCAGACGACATTGAAACACCAGCGCTTTTCTAATAGATTTCCGGCTGGACGGGTAATACCAGAACTCTGAAATGAAATCGAGCCATACACGAAAGGAAACGATCATGGCTGTTGTTTACTCCTCTCTCTCTGACGACTTTGCTGGCAAGAAGGCTTTCTTCACTGCTCAGAATTCTGCTGTTTCTTTCAAGGAACTGCGTGGCAAGAAGATTGAGATCAAGGATATTGTGATCACTGAGGATGACGTGGTTGACACGGACACTGGTGAGGTTGAGACTCGCCGGGCCATCACGGTGATTGACAAGGATGGAAAGGCTTATGGCACTTCGTCTCAGACGGTGGTTGCTCAGATTCAGCGGCTTGTGGATATTCTGGGTGACGTTAAGTCGTGGCCTGAGCCGGTGGCTGTTGAGATTGGCTCGGCGAAGTCTGGTCGTGGGCGTGAGTACACGACGGTGACGCTGGCCTGAGTGGTCCTGTAGGATACTAGTTGCCCCCTGCCCCTTAGGGGGCAGGGGGTGATTGGTTTGGTTAGGTCTCATTGGGGTAAGCATTATCGTTCGTTTAAGCGCGGGGTTAGGGCTGTTGGGAATACGGCGGCTGACATTAGGTCGTTTGTCGGTTCCCTTCATTTTAATCCTTTGCCTGACACGATTTCCGAGGAACAGGGTAGTTCTCGGGTTAAGTCGGCTAAGGCTAGCGCCCGGGAAGACCGTAGGTCTGAATTAGATAGGGCGCGAGACATGCTTCAAGTTGAGCGCGATAGGGCTGTTCGGAAGATGTATCGGATGGCCACTAGTGACGATGGGGCAGATATTCGGGGGACGAAATATGATCCTCTAGGGAAATCATCTATTGGGAGGGTGACTTTAAAGAATGCAGCGCGAGAACTTGAGCGTCTTAGTGAGTTTAATAATTCTAATAGTGTTTGGTATTATAGTGACCGTCACGGTAATCCCATCTCTGCTAAAGACGTTCGTCGTTACCGTGATGCTGTTAGACGCTATAATGCAGATATAGACGCTTACGAGAAATCGATTTCGGGCACACACCTCCCTCAACTTGGAGATGCCAGTGTGGGTGACTGGATTAGGGATTTTCGGCCAAAGAAGACATACCTTGCAGGTGGATCACATTATGCGCTTGAGCGGATGAATCCTGATAAGAGATCAATTAATTTCGAGTCGGCCGAAGCGATGCGCGAGAAAACTAATCAGGTATTGCGCGATATTACCGCTAAAGGTAAGCAAGCAAAATTGACTAACGCCAAGAAACAGATTGCTGCAATGCTTGATGTTATTGGTGATCCTGAATTGTACGATATTCTTACAGACATTCCTGACGACGTGCTGTGGTTAATGTGGACCGTAAATGCTGATTTTGCTAATCAGTTGTCACTTCAATATGAAGCCGCGAAGGAAGGATATTTCGAGAAACGCCGGGCAGGGGAAGATTTATATTACGAGGACGTTGAAGACTCTAATAGTGGAATTAAGAATCTCCTAAAGGAGATTCATAGTATTCAGATCAAACCGGAGGACGATTTCAGTGGTTCGCCAATCAACAAGCGCAAGTCCCGCAAGGGGCGGCGTTAGGCGTAGCCACAAGAAGGTTCCTTCGTTTTGTGCTGACTTTGAGACGACTACTGTCGAGGATGATTGTCGTGTTTGGTCCTGGGGTATTATTCAGGTGGGTAAACTTCAGAATTATGTTGACGGTATCTCCCTTGATGGTTTTATGTTACATATTTCCGAGCGCGCCTCGCACATTTATTTTCACAATCTGGCTTTCGATGGCACGTTTATTCTTGATTGGCTATTGAAGCATGGGTATAGGTGGACTAAAGAGAATCCTGGGGTCAAAGAATTTACCTCCTTGATTTCCCGAATGGGTAAGTATTATTCAATCACAGTAGTTTTTGAAACAGGTTTCCGAGTTGAATTCAGAGACTCATTCAAGAAATTGCCAATGTCGGTTGAAGCAATTGCTAAGGCGTTTAACCTTCATGACCAGAAACTTGAAATTGACTATGAGAAGCCTCGACCAATAGGGTACATCCCTACAGAACAAGAAAAGCGATACCAGCGAAACGATGTAGCGATTGTTGCTCAAGCGCTCGAAGTTCAGTTTGCCGAGAAGATGACGAAACTGACGGCGGGGAGCGATTCGCTGGCGACTTATAAGAAGATGACTGGGAAACTGTTCATTCGGAGGTTCCCTATCCTCTCCCCCGAAATAGACACAGAGATACGAAAGGCATATCGCGGCGGCTTCACATACGCCGACCCCCGTTTCGCCAAGAAACTGAATGGCAAAGGGAGCGTGTATGACGTCAACTCACTGTACCCCTCAGTGATGCGAACGGCACTACTCCCCTACGGAGACCCGATTTATTCGGACGGTGCCCCAAGAACTAATCGACCCCTATATATTGCATCAATCACTTTTACCGCAAAATTAAAGCCAAATCACATTCCATGCATTCAGATTAAAAAGAACCTATCCTTTAACCCCACACAATATCTTGAGGAAGTAAAAGAACCTACAACTGTTGTGGCAACTAATATCGACATTGATTTATGGAAAAAGCATTATGATTTCAAGATTTATTCATGGAATGGAACATTTGAGTTTCGAGGTTCACACGGGTTTTTCGACACTTATGTTGACCATTTTATGGAAATTAAGAAAAACAGTACAGGCGGATTACGACAAATTGCAAAACTACACCTAAACAGTTTGTATGGAAAGTTCGCAACTAATCCCGACATTACCGGCAAGCACCCCACACTCAAAGACAATCGCGTATCGCTGGTAATGAACGAACCCGAAACACGCGATCCTGTTTATACCCCAATGGGCGTTTTCATTACAGCATATGCCCGCAAGAAAACTATTAGCGCAGCACAAGATAATTATGAAACATTTGCTTATGCAGACACTGACTCGCTACACCTAATTGGTCCCACCACTCCCCCGGATTCGTTGTGGGTTGATCCTGTAGAACTTGGAGCGTGGAAGCATGAGAGTTCGTTCACAAAGTCTGTTTACATTCGAGCGAAGCAGTATGCAGAGGAAATTGATGGTAAACTAGATGTACACATCGCAGGGATGCCTCGCAACGTGGCCGCCACACTAACACTGGAAGACATGTTGCGTGGCGGCACTTGGAATGGTAAACTGATTCCTGTAAGGGTTCCTGGTGGAACAGTCCTCAAGGACACTACATTTACACTCAAGATTGATTAAGGTTGGTAATCATGGCACGTCCTGTTTCTACTCACGCTACCGCTAAGTTCCGTCTCAGCAAGTCTGTTCTTGCTGACGTCGAGGAGATGCACTGGGTGCTTCGCAAGGACCCTTCGGAGATTGTTGAGGCTGCGATTATTGAGTATCTGGCGAAGAATGCTCCCAAGTCTGGTGAGTGAATCTTGACCGATTGCGAGGAAGCAACCTAATGAACTGGGCCTTGCTCGGTTGGGTAGCACCCCTCAGGTTCACTTTCGGATAGTTGGGTATTGTGGTAGGCTAGGAACGTAAGTTCCTAGCCTACCTTTTTAGGAGGAATTGTGTCAAGGCGGGAAAACGATTACGCGGAAAAGGTGCGCCTACGAGATGAGGCCGACAAGGCTCAGGATGCTCGCACTAGGCGTATTCTTGGCGAGAAACTGTATCAGCAGAAAAAGAATGAGGCCAAGGCTAAGGAAGCCGCCAATCCCTCAGCGAAGGAGATTGTTAAGGACCCCAATAAGTTTGCGGGGGACGTTAACTCGAAGGTTCAGGAGGGCCTTGGAAAGGAGCGCGAGGAGGACAATAAGAAGGCTGCAGATGAAGAGGCGGGGATGGCTAAGGCTAAGGCGGAACAGAAGGCCCGCCATGAGGCCAACAAGGGCGTTAAGCCTAGCAATCCCGATGATCTCGCTAATCCGAAGAAGGCCGCCGAAGCCGCTCAGAATCAGAATGGTGGTCAGCACACTGATGAAGAGTGGCGCCGCATGGGGGAGGACCCCAAGGATCACAAGGGCACTCAGGCGCATGATCCGGGTGATACTGACGGTGATGGTATTGAGGTTTCCGAGGAGAAGGGAAATACTAAGCCGGGTGACCCGATTGTTCCTGAGGATGAGAAGAAGGACCCGTATGCTGACACTAAGGCGGCGTGGCAGAAACTCACTGAGGTTTTCGGTGAGAAGGTTTCTAAGCTCCAGACAGAACTTGAGGGGCGTCTAGGGCAGGCCCTTGAGCCCACGGATCGAGAAGTCAACAACCCGTTTGCTGGGGATGATGTTCCCGAGTCCAAGGAGATGAAACTGGACGATGTTAAGGCAACGCTAGACGCCACTAAGACTGATGCCGAGAAGACGGTCAAGGGTATTGGTTCTGTGGGCAAGGCGGCGGCTGAGACGGCGGGGGCTGCTGCGAAGGACACAGGAAATGCTATAGTGGACTCACTAGGCATTGACACTAAGGCGGTGAAAGACACCGGGAAGACGTTGGCCGGCCTTTCGGGACTATTCGCTAGTTCCGATAATGAGAATAGCAAGGTTCCTGATTCCGGTTGGAGCCCCAAGTCAATTAACGATCTTTTTAAGGATAACTGATTATGCCACAGTTGCGTGATGACACCACAAACATTGACATTCTTAACGCCATTCGCAGCGATGCGCGCTACGACTATCAGACAATGGTTCCTGAGGCCACCAAGGCTAACATTCAGGAAACCATCGCGGGAATTATGTCCGACAACATTACTCGTAACGAGTTCATGTCGTCCTTGATTAACCGTATTGGTTCAACCCTTATCCGCGATCTTTCATGGAAGAACCCCCTTGCCGTTTTCAAGCAGGGAATGATGAACTTCGGAGACACTATCGAAGAGGTTCACATGGACTACATTAAGCCCACGATTTATGAAGAGCAGCGCGACTATCTCGAGCGCGACGTCTTCGGGCAGGCTCCCCCTCCGGCTAAGAGTGCTTTCCACACAATTAACCGCAAGGAGAAGTTCAAGATCACGTTCAACCGCGACGTTCTTCGCCGCGCTTTCCTTTCGGATAACGGCCTTTCTGAGATGCTCTCTCAGACTATGGCTGTGGCAGCCTCGTCTGACCAGTGGTCTGAGTTCCTGTACATGACTCGCCTGTTTAAGACCTACGAGGACTCATTTGGTTTCTATCGGATGCAGATTTCCGACATGAATACCTTTGAGCCTGACAAGAACAAGGTGGACGCCGCACTCAAGGCCCTGCGCGTTGCTGCGAATAAGATGCAGTATCCGACTCCGGCGTTTAACAGTGCTGGAGTGCACTCGTTTGCCCGGCCTGAGGACTTGGTACTCATCACTACTCCCGAGTTCAAGGCCAATGTTGACGTGACCTCACTGTCCGCCGCATTCAACCGTAGTGACGCCGAGGCTCCGTCTCACATTATTACGGTCCCGGGTGAGACGTTGGGGATGGATGACACGTCCGCTATTCTTACCAGCAAACAGTTCTTCGTTATCAAGGACATTCTCCTTGAGAACCGAACCATTTCTAACCCTGAGGGTCTTTATGACAACTACTGGTTGCACCACTGGTCTATTCTGAGCGCGTCTCCGTTTACCCCGGCGATCGCGTTCGGCACTAAGCCGAACACGATTGTGGTTACCCCCAAGGCTGAGACTAACGCCGAGATCGCGAACCTCACGGTGACCCGTCCCGACGGCACTCAGTCCACGATTATGCCTCCGGGTGCCGTGCGCCAGGCGTCGATTCAGTGGAAGACCGCTCCCGCCAATAAGGGTTACGCTACGGACTGGTACCTTAAGAATGCTAAGTCTAAGGGGACTAAGATTTCCAACGACGGCGTTCTTACTATTGGACCGGATGAGCCCGAGGCTTTCCTTACTCTTGGCGTGAATGTTGACACCAAGGGACTTAACGGCAACAAGCCCGCCAACAAGGAGATTAGCATTCAGGTCAAGAAGTAGTCTGCTACAATAGAGCAAGGCCCCAACCGAAAGGGTTGGGGCCTTGCTTGTTAGGAGGATGTATGCCGAATCAGATTTATGATTTGCCCCCGGATACTATGGCGGGTCTTTCTTTCGATTATAATGTGTGGTCCGCTGGGACTATGCTTTCTATGGTTAACGTGCCTTTCGATAATACGTATCGTGACATTATTGACTGGAACACCTACGGGAAGACACCTAGGGATTATGTAAGGTCCTTGCCTAAGCGGAACAAGATTGAGTTGTCTAAGATGACCTACCTTGCTCAAGGCCGTCCTATTCGTATTCCCACGCCGTTCAGTGTAGCGAATCAGTTCAATTATGTGATGGTAGAGAACCCTGGCAAGCCCGCAGACATGCCTGGGTTTGAAGGCTACACGCCCACCACTTTCTTTTACTTCATCACGTCAATTGACTATGTTGCCCCTAATACCACACAGTTGACCCTCCAACTTGATGTGTGGTCAACTTACTATTCCCGCATTAGTTTTGGATACGCCTATCTTGAGCGTGGACATATGGGCGTCGCCGCTGTTGACTCAAATGAAGACTACGGCAGAAAGTGGTTAACTCAGCCTGAGGGGCTCGACCTGGGCGGTGAACATCGGGTTATGCGAACTTACCGAAAGACTCTAGCCCGTGTTAAGGAACAGGAATATGTTGTCGTCGTCACGTCAACCATCGAACTCGACAGAAATGCTGGATACGGTACAGAGTCCGATCCTAAAGTTAAAATGTCTCTCCCCAATAATACGGAAGGGTTGCCGAACGGTGTAAGCATTTACGGATGTAGTTTCAATGATTTTAAAGAAGGAATGTTAGGGCTAAGTAGATATCCGTGGATTGCCCAAGGAATCGGATCAATTACGATTGTTCCGCGAGACGTTGTTGACCTAAAGGCAGGTAGTACTGTTCCTGTAGGAAGTGACGGAAACCATGGCGCGTGGTTCGTGTTGAATAAGTCTTCCGTTTATATCACAAAAGATTATTCGCTTAATGATGCAAATTTTCGGGATGAGTTGCTTAGTTACGTTCCTGAGGAGTATCGTCAGTTCAAAAAGTTCGCCACGGCCCCTTATTGCATTCTTGAGTTGACCACATATTCCGGTAACCCGGTTGAGTTTCGCCCTGAGTCCGTTAAGACTCCGGGCCTTAAGATTAGACAGTACTCGCATATTGCGCCGCCCAACCCGTCAGTGTTTTTCACTTTGCGTGACTATAACACGGTTCATACAGGAAACATTGTTGACATTTACGACGGAAAGGTAACTGAAGATATTGGTGAGGCGTGGGACATGTGTACTGGCTACACGTCGTTGCCCACGTTCTCAGCGGTTAATAACGCGTCCCTTAATGCCCTGGCGTCTAGTGCACACACTGTGGCGGCTCAAGTTAATAACGCGAAATGGCAGCAACAGCGCGCACAGCGTGCCGCTACTGCCAGTAGGGATATCGCCAACGCCGGTATTGCTGCAACTGCTGCGGGGGCTGAGAACTCCATGTGGGGCAACTCCGCTATGGCCGATTCGCAGTCTCGTTACAACAACATGCGGGCAACTGTTCAGGCTGCACAGGGCGGAATGATGGCACTCGGCGGTGCACTGAATCTTAATGGTCAGGCTGTTGGTGCTGGAATGGCGCAGGCGGCCACCGCTGGGGTTAATGCGATGATTTCTAACTCTCAGGCACAGTCTACTGCGAATATTCAGAATCAGTTGGCTAGCGGCGCCTCGCAGATTAGTCAGACTCAGCAAAGGACTGTGCGCGATACTAACTACGAACTCGCACAGTTCACCGCTAATGGTGATTATGAGACTGCTATTTCTTCGATCAACGCACAACGACAGGACATGCAGGTTATTCCTCCGTCTGTTGTAGGGCAGACGTCGGGGTATGTTTCTCCGATGGTTGCTCACGGGTTTGTTATTGACTGTAGAGTGCGGTTCATTTCAGAAAACGCCATGCACGCAATTGGACAGTTCTGGTTGCGGTATGGATACACAATGAATACGTGGGTCAAGATTCCTGATACCCTTTCACTTATGACAGAGTTTACCTACTGGAAACTAGTTGAGTGTTATCTTGACAAGGGTGACATTCCCGAGAATTTCAAGGGGACTATCCGGGGCATTTTCGAGAAAGGCGTGACTGTGTGGCGGTCCCCTGATAGGATTGGTAGGACGAACATTAAGCGCAACTTTATTGATACGCGCGTTAAGGTGAGACTAAATGGCTAAATCTGATTACGTGAAAAACGGCATTTACAATAAGATTATGCTTAAGCCTCCGTCTTCGAGCGAAGCACGGCAGGCCCAGTTGGAGCATATGTACCGGCGCCAGTTAATGGGGAAGTGTCTTTCTCGGTTTACCTGGGAGGGACTTCCTAATGGCATTGACCCCCGGTTCATTGAGGCAACTATTTTCAATAACGGGTATTCGGTTTTCTATTTCGACACAATGTTTGAAATGTTCATGGCAATGCCTGCAACGATTTCTGGTCCCCTTGATATTCAGGACAATCCTACGGGCTATCGTGTGTCCCGGAACGGAATCTATTCCAGGGAGGTTTCCGCTTCGGATAGTGTCTGTATTTGGGGGAATCAGGTTCGTGAGCCTGAAATCGACTTGGTTCTTTCTTATGCGGCCCGGCTTGCACAGATTGATAGGACAATTGAGATTGATTTGCTCAATGAACGCAATCCGATGATTGTTGCCTGTAGTCAGGACCAGCGACTCACTATCCAGAATCTTATTTCTAGGATCTACGATGGTGAGCCCGTTGTGTGGGGAACAGAGAATCTTTCTATGGAGAATCTCGCTAACACTATTGGAGTGTTCCCGCTGAATCAGAACGCTGGTGCGGGCGCCGTTTCCTCAATCAAGCACATGGAGTCCAAGTCCAAGATTTGGGGTGAGGCACTCACAATGCTCGGAATCATGAACGTCAATTCCGAGAAACGTGAGCGCATGGTGGTTGAGGAAGCGAGTGCGAACTCCGGGCAGGTTCTCGCTTCCCGTGAGTCGTTCATGAAGCCTCGGCTCCTTGCTTGTGAGCAGATTAATGAGAAGTTTGGTCTCAATATTTCTTGCTCATGGGCCGTGGACGATAATGCTGCACCAAACCTTTCTGACTATCTGACTGAACTCAATACGACTACATATGGAGGGGAGAATGTCGGTAACGACAATAATGCTGCGTGACGTTGTTAAGTTAACCAACGATCACATCGGGCTGGACAACTATCCCATCTTTGATGAGAGTTACCGCAAGACGCTGAACGATCGAATTAAACGTGAGTACTGGCTACAGGAAATTGCTCACGAAACAATCGATATTTTTATCTGGCGCATGTCTCTCAGGATGGACTTGATTATGCCCCGGTATAATCGAATGTATCTTGCCGAGTTGCAGAACACTGACCCACTCGAGGGAAACAGGCACTACTCACGAACCGGCCAGGACGGTAAGTCTCAGAACTCTGGAATCAACCACCAGACAGGTAGTGGTAGTGGAACTAATGAGTCAAAGGGGCGCACAGTCGGTTCAGACACCCCTCAGACACGTCTCGCGGGCGATGGGGACTATGCTACGAGTATCAGTGACGCTAGTACTGGTGGCAGTTCTACATCCCGCAACGAGTCTGACAGTACGTCGTCTTCCACCTCGAATTACTCTAACAATCAGAATTCAGAGTCATGGGGATATTCGGGGAGTAAGGCACGGGCTATTGCTGAGTATCGCAGCACTCTGCTTAATGTGGATGACCTAGTTATCCGCGAACTCAGTGATCTGTTTATGGGAATCTGGGACAGTGACTCAACTAAAACTCCTGGTGGTCTTATCGGGAGCGGTCTTATTGGATATGGTATTGGAGGATACTATGGCTACTGGTGATGAAATTATTGGTAATATTGATCGGGCTATGTGGCAGGTTAAATCTCGCTCAATCAACAATGTGACTCCCTTTACTTACAGTGATGGGCTGACATACATTGACGTTCTTGAGCGAATTCGGTCGAGCGTGCTTGATGTAATTGCGTTCACCAACAAATTCGGTGAAGAGCAAGACAAGATTGTCAACCGAATCAATGAGGTTGTAAACAACTTCATTACTGAGATGGAGAAGACTCATGCCAAATGGGACGCGCAAGCGGAAGAGCGTCGTGTCGCCATTGAGTCTAAGATGAACGATTTTCAGAACAAAATTGTTACCGCCGCATTTATTGGCGACGACAGTGGAAACACTGTCTCCGCTCCCACAATTGGTGGCGCAAAGTTAAAGGTTCCTTCGAAGAAGTGGCAGGACAATGTTGATTCTCAGATAACTGAGATCAAGTCCGCTGCAACAACCCTAAGCAATGACGTCAATTCGCGTATTGCCACACTTAAACAAAGTGTTGACAATGATTTTTACAACAAGACTGCAAGCGATAAGCGATACGATCCCGTTCATCGCGTCCTTTATCCACACTCGATCATTATTGGTTCCTCCAACGCAGAACCTCGCGGATGGCCTAATGGCGTGTGGGAGCGATGGCTGACCACTAAGGGAGAAATTCCCCATAACTACGGATATTCGGGTGGCGGATTTACGAGCACGTCTGACAACAACTTCAATACACAGATTGATCGCGCAATTTCTGGGCTTGACGCAAACACTCAACGCCTTACTGGGCAGATATATGTTATTGATATGCTTAATGACATTCGTGGACAGAAAGACATTCGATCTTCCGCCCAGACATTTGTCCAGAAATGTGTTCGTAGTTTCCCGAACGCGAAGATTTACGTTATCCCTGTTCTCTACAATGAGCATTCGCTCAACAACAACTGGGACATGGCCATGAACTGTGCCAAGGCAACCAACACGATCAAGGAAGTCCTTGAGCCGTACGGGGGTCTAGTTTGTGAGGGGTCACGCTCATGGTTCCATAACGGGAAAAATGCGCGATATTTCCCTGAAGAAGCCGGGGTTCACTTCGCTCAGGCGGGCTATGAATTTGCTCAGCGCCAATTCGATAACTGGCTCGAGGGAGGAACCGGATGGATCGACTATGGTTGGCACAACCTTAAGGATGGGACTAATTATGCTGTAGTCAAGAACGACAACAACTTGCAGGCATATGTTGCTCGAAAAGGAGATGTGGTTACTGTGCACGGAATCTTTTCCATGGTCTCCGCATCTCAATACGCAACACTGTTCAGTCTACCCGCTTGGGCAAGGCCGTACAGGAACATGTACATTCCCTCATGGGATGCCATCACGGCATTTCCGCTCATCGCTGATGTCTCTGGAAACCTGATTGTTAGCACTAATGTTGGTTCCGACAAGACGCTAGGATTCAACGGGTCCTATCCCGTGTTCTAAGCACAGTCCCTCCCTGGTATAATCCAGGGAGGGACTATTGCTTAGGAGGAAATGTGGCTTGGGATGCTACCGCAAAGAAAGTTGCTGTCAAAGCAATTGGGCAGGTTGAGTCGTCGCTTAACTATGCTGCGATCAACTACAATGACCCTATTACTGTGGGCATGGCGCAGTGGTATGGAACGCGCGCTGCAGCGATCCTTAATCGAATGCGTGCCGCGCATCCTTCCGAGTATGCTCGCGTGGATGCTGGGCTCCGTAGTCGCTTGGAGACGGTATCGGAGGGTTCGAGCTCGTGGAACACGTACTACCTTTCCCGGCAGGCTGGGGACAGTCTCCGTGATCTGTTGCTTGCGTCTAAGGATATTCAGGGCGACCAGATTGTTAAGGACCTTGAAACGTATTTTGATGTAGCGAAGCGGTACGGTATTGATCCTGAAACTGACACTCAAGCATTTATCCTTTTCTGTGTTGCCTACCATCAGGGTCCCCGTTATGCATTGCAGGCGGCTAATAACTATTCTGGTGGTGGTCTGAATGCTATGTATAACGCGATTATGGCTAACAGCGTGTTGGGGCAGTACTATAACCGCTACTCACAAGCGAAATCAATCATTGCCAACAATGATACCAGTGGTGTAGACACCGGCGTTGGTGGCGGTGCGGCAACTCTCGGCAATGGTGGCACTGTCGGCCAGAATAGTCAGCAGGTAACCGTTAACGGTGGCAAGGTGTTAATTACCGCCGATGACTCAAACATCCTCACCCTGCGATCATCATTCGGAACTCACCGTCTCTACTCAAAGGGCCACAATATCTGGGAAGCAAACATCGGAGAGATTGTCCAGAACATCACTAACGGGCAATCAGGCGCCGCTACCCCCGGTGGGGGAGGTGGAGCAGCACCATCTGATGGCTCCAATGGCGCTAAGGCACTTGCGTGGGTCCTGGCCAGACTCGGCAAGTTCGCCTACTGCCAGTGTCCCGGCCGGCAGGACCCTGACCACTCGGGGATCACCGACTGTAGCGGGCTCATGTACGCCGCCTACAAAGCAACCTCGAACACGTTCGTAGGCACCTGGACAGGTGACCAGTACTTCCGTGGGCAGGCGGTCATCGAACGTGGTAGTGGGGCTATGACGTCTGCCCAGAAGGCCCTACTGCGACCGGGGGACATGATTGTCATGGCATGGAAGTCAACCGGTAGTTACTACCCGACTACCGATCACGTTGAAATGGTTGTGGACCAGAACACTACCGTGGGGCACGGAGGTAACCCGTATTATGGTCCCGTTAAGAAATCTATGGACATTCTAGGCGCAACGCGCTGGTGGACGGTAAGGCGACACTGATGAAGAAAAAGTTTTCCTATTATAGTTTCTCTAAGGTGCTCTCATATGCGGGCGTATTTAACATGATCATGGGTGCCCGTGGTCTCGGAAAGACCTATGGCGCTAAGAAGATTGTTATCAAGAACGCGATCAACAAGGGACAGCAGTTCATTTACCTTCGCCGCTACAAGACAGAACTCAAGGGACGCAATAGTTTCTTTGCCGACATTCAGCACGAGTTTCCTGATGAGGAATTCCGTGTAGAAGGTCAGTTCGCTCAACGTAAGGTGGGGAAGAAATGGGAGACCATTGGATACTTCATTCCACTTTCCACGGCGCAGGCAAACAAGTCAATTGCCTACCCGAATGTGTACACCATTATCTTTGATGAGTTCATCATCGATAAAGGGTCACTCCGCTATCTCCCTGATGAAGCAAAAGTCTTCATGGACTTTTATTCCACTGTAGACCGTTATCAGGACCGCGTGCGCTGCCTTATGCTTTCCAACGCGGTAAGCATCATGAACCCCTACTTCATCCGCTTCCACATTGAGCCCAAGGAAGGAATTAGCCGCCACGCCGAAGGATTCATCGTCACCGACTTTGTCAACAGCGAGCAATTCCAATCCGAAGTGGCACACACCCGATTCGGCTCATTCATCACGAACTACGCTGAGGACTATGCCGACTACTCCATCTCCAACAAATTCGCAGACAACTATGACGACTTTGTCATGAGGAAAACCGGAAAAGCAAAATACGCATTCTCCCTGCGTTGCCCCGACGGTGAGGTCTCCATCTGGATCGACGGTGGCACCTGGTTCGCCCAGCGTCGCCAGCCCCGTGGAGATAGGGTAAGATGGGCCTATAAGGTCTCTGACCTGAGAGAGGGGGAGCGGCTACTAATGTATGGTGACAAAGTACTCAGCATTATGAGAAGCACATATCGAAAAGGACGACTTTTCTCCGACTCACCAGAGACCCGTAACATGTTCGCAGAAATCTTTGTCCGATGATACACATTAACCCTACAACAATTGACGTCGCGCTAATCCTCGGCGTCATATCCCTAATCACAATCGCAGGGCGATTCGTTTACCGTGCCAGCCGATTCATGGATCACCTATCATCCATGCTCAACGCTTGGGACGGGGCCGATGGAAAGCCCAGCGTCCTAGACCGGCTTGACGACATAGAAGACAAACTCAATGACGTTCAATACCACGTCAAGCCCAACCACGGCGGATCAAGCGTAGACGCGCAGAACCGTCAACTACGAGAAATCATCACATACCTCAAGGAGAAAAACAATGGGTGAGCACGAGTCCCCCAAGCCCCCCTTCATCCCCGACGCCTATCGACTGTGGCTCTACGTCGTTAGCGCCGGCATTCTCGTTTGCCTCGGAGTTTGGGGCGTCTTTGACGGCGACAAGATTGCTGCGCTGAATTTCCTGTTTGCCGCATTCTTCGGTGTTGCCAGCAAGAACATTCCCAGTAAGGAGTAGTAGTGGCAACTCGAGCAGACATCATCGCCGCCGCCAAGGCAGAGATCGGATACTCCCGATGGGCCGACGACGAAGCGGGAACTAAGTACGGGCGCTGGTATGCCCAGGTCACCGGCTCCCCCAGTTTCGGTGCCAGTGGTGTGCCGTACTGCGATATGTTCGTGTCCTGGGTACTCAGCAAGGTAGGGATCAACTGGGTAAGCGCCTACGTCCCCTCCCGTGAGGCCCAGGCACGAACTCGTGGTGTCCTCATCGACAAGTGGGACGTGCGCCCCGGCGACCTCATGACCTTCGACTTCGACGGAGAGGGCATCGCCCAGCACATCGGAATCGTGGACCAGCCGCCCAACTCCGCAGGCGTATTCTATTCCATTGATGGAAACACCACGTGGGGCACTGGTGGCCCCCAGGACAACGGAGGCGTAGTCGCGCGCCGCGAACGCCACATTGACCAGGCCCGCTACGGCATTCGCGTAATCGACGACAACTCCGCAATTTCCAGTGGCGGCAACATCGTAGAGATTCAGCGAATCCTTGGCGCTGTACAGGACAACGTTCTTGGAATTGACACTGAGAAGCGAATGTGCGCCGTAATCAAGGCCAGCAACTGGGGAGGGCGTGAGTTCCCATGGGGCGTCGCCTACACTCAGAGCGTCATAGGGACCGATCCTGACGGCATATGGGGCGACGCCAGCATGGCAGCACATGACCGCGTCATCGAATCCCTACAGGCCGCACTCGGCGTCAACGTCGACGGCATATGGGGACCCGAGACCTGGGCCGCCTGGGAGCGGCTAGCCCGCACCGCAGAGCGCCCATAATAAATAGTTAACCCCGGAAGGAACCAACCACTTCCGGGGTTAACTGTGTCCTCACATATCAAGTGCTGTCAAATCTACTCCAATCGACTCGAGACATTCCAAATAAAACTTTCGGCACTTATCTCGCCCATTGTGACCAAATCGCTTAATAGTGTTCTGTCCAGTCATCTTATCCGCAAACACCACACGATTATCGGGCCAACCATAAAGATCAAGGCGGAAATCAGGGGCGTCAATCAGAATGCGATCACACCGAACAGCAATATCGCAACCTGGCAATTGATCGGGTAGATTAAGACTTTTAGCGAATTCCCTAAGGTGATACATTAAAGCGCTCCCATGCTTTCCATCCCAAGAAACAATAGTGTTAGATTTCGTTCAGCCAAACTATTGAAATATGTGATCGTTCCACTATCTGTATTAAAGGGATTCCAGATTTCCATACAATAATCGTTAATCAAACGAAATGCAGTATGACCGCAATATAAAATGTTAGCACCGCCAGGAGTATAACACTCCCGCATTCCACGTGCTCGCAAAAGACGTTTAACCTTAGGCGTCGAAGTATCCCTAATCTGCGTCATCGAAATCACACTTCAAAGACTTAACCCATGCCGCCGTCCGTTCCGGAGTATCATTAAAATTCGTGTGCTTAATATACCAATTGCCGTCACCCGTGCGCTCAAAAATTGTCTGCATCATTGTCTCCGCTATCTGTATCATTGATGAAACTATTAATTGAATAAAATACTGTGTGTGTCTCGCCTATCTCACTAAATAAGCTAAATTTCAATTTCTTGTAAATCACAATCCAAGACACAAATGATTCAATAATCCTAACACTTATCACTATGTTAGGTGTCTTGACTATAATGTCATTTCCTTTGGCCGCATATTCAACTAATTCGCTAAGTAACCATTTAAATGAATTATGCATAATTTCTCACCACACCATTTTCAATTCCTGTTTCGCTTGAAATTATATTATCAATCGAAATTATGTGGTATTCCTTCGATCCGTTCCTCCAATAATGAATGCGCCCCATATCCTTATAATAAGCAATATGGTAACCGCACAACAAAGCGTGCGCAATAAAATTAGAAACCTTCCAATTAGTGAGGGCGACATAATCGTCGCCCTCACCGTGATGCGACCTACGCCTCACAGCCGCTCACCAAACCAAGTCAACAGTTCCCATTGCGAACCAAAAACAAACGAATCACCATCGGTATCACGCACCTCCCAATTCCGCGGCCCCTTACGAAGCACATAAATCTCTTCGCTGCCATAACTCACAACACCCCTTTGGCCGGCTGCCCAAGTCTGAACGCTGTACCCCGCCTCCTCGTAGAACCGTGCTGCCCCAGCCCCAAGCAGAGTTTTGATCTCTTCCATTTCAGTTCCTTCCATTCCCGGCGGACCATCCTCCGCTCCGTTCATGTATTAATAATGCACCCTAGTTATCCGCGAGTCAAGTTATCCGCACGTGAACCAC